ATTCGACGCGTTCGGCGGTACGTTCGTGCCTGCCCTGTTCCGTGCGGATGGCGGCAAAGGCGGCGCGCTGTACAGTGTACATATCCACGCAGGGGTTTTCCGTCAGCTTTTCCATGATGGCAAGGGCGGCAGTCTGAATAAGGTCGTGTCGGTCGTGTTCGGAGCGATGGAAGGCTTCCTTCCATGCAAATTCGTTGCGGCGCTCCCAGTGTTCATAGGAACGGACGGCATGTTCTGCCGCATGCATGATGCTGTAGCCGTTCGTAAGGTCTGCCGCAGGGAACACGCGGACGTGTTCGCCGTATGCCGCATGGGCGGTTGCGTAGGCGGTAGCTATGGAGTCGGCGGAGATGGTGGCGAGGGTGGTTGCTACGGTTTCGTCGTTGTCGTTGGTGGTCAGCTTGACCACATGATAGGTGTTGTTCATGGTTTTCTCCTTTTGTTATTGATTGAATTGTGAAGGTTCAGTTGTTGCTTGTTCTTATGGCGGCATAGTTGCCGCACCCGACTGTAGTCAAGAGTAGCACAGATTTTCACAAACGTCAACATATATTTTCACACCATTCCGCACTGCATAAAAAGTCGTTTTTTGCATATAATAGGAAAGGACTCCCCCAATGTTGCAAAATGGCACTATGACACATAGGGGGGTATTTTCCACATTTACAGCCCTGCGATAGTCGCAGGCTCCAGGTAGTTATCCTCCCTCTCCCACCCACCACCTCCTCCACCCCAACCCCCATTCCCACCTCCTCATTTCACCCCCCTCCAACACTTGAAAAACATAGAAAAATAGGGGGTTTTTCTACCACTGAAGGTTTTTCAAACACGCTGTCTACTTCTATAAATTTTCACCAGAACCGCAATGCCAATCCTCCAACGATCCCTCCAATCAGCCTCTAAGTTTCATTTTTCAACTTCTTCTTATTTTAATGGAGCAAAACTTGACATCCTCACCAGAAAGTGTATAATATACATATAGTCAATATTCTTTTTACACTCACAGATAAGCAGAGAGGAGCTCAAATCATGGGCAATGTAGTAGCGATAGACTTTACAGCAAGAGGATCAAACGGGGTCATTGATACCACCGCAATTAAGCAAGCAAGAAGAAATATAAAGGAAGGTCTCATCGCTCCTGCCATCGAAGACACTTCCTACCAGATAGCAGGTGAACACACCAGTGATCCAATTAAGAGCGTGGATGACATCTACGCTGTATCCAACTGGTTCATCACCAGAGGCAGATACAGAGACAACATGCTCTTTATAGTAGGAATCAACTTCGGCCTTCGTGTCAGTGACCTGCTCACACTGAGGTTCTCTCACTTAATAGATGAGCAGTTTACATTTAAGACTACCTTCCCCATTCTGGAGAAAAAGACTAAGAACACCAGAAAGGTACAGAAGAACAGGTATATTACTATCAATGATGCTGTGATTGATGCAGTCCTGCTCTATCTGGAAAACACTCCTGGTGTAAAACTTAGTGATTATATGTTCAGAGGTGAAAGTAACCGGTGTGGTAGTGACAACAAGCCAATGCACCGCAATTCAGTAGAAAGGATTTTAAAAGAAGTTGGTACTGCCTTAGGTATTGAAGCCCATATGGCTACACACACTCTTAGGAAGACCTTTGCTTATCACCAGATGCTGATAAGTAACAATGATCCAAGGAAGCTGCTGCTCTTGCAAAAGATGTTTGGTCACAGCACCTCAGCTCAAACATTGGATTACATTGGTATTACTGGTGAGGAAATAGAAGCTGCTTACATGGCACTGAACCTTGGAGCAAGAAATAAGCCTTACTTAGTAGATAGCACGATAGGAGAAACTGCTACTGCGTAGGCATGGCTACCAAAGCTCTATTGTAGCCCATACTACAATTAGTAAAAATTATTATATAAATTTTTACTTTTACTTTTCTGGTGACAATGCTACCTGACTACCATGTAGCAATTTCACCATTGTACCTTTACAAACAAAGCTGCTATGTAGCTTTCATACTACTATTGGAGACAATGAAAAATTAGCTACAACGGAGCAAAGAACTGTGAGGTATTATATATTATTTTCTTTTAGAGAAGGGGCCCCGAAAGTTCGAGAAATAGGGGCTTTCCGAAAAAAGCTTGCACCAACTTGGTGCAAAACTCAAAATTTCAAGGCGATTTGGAGGGTAAAATGAAACGAAAAACGACGGCAGATTTTGATGAACTCATGAAGCTGGAGAGCTTCGTGCAGCCCACCGCCTCCTACCGCAACATGCTGGACAATATACACCCGGGATGTTTCGTGGAGGCAAACACTACCAGACAAAGCGGAACCGTGGAAAGCGTGATCCGCAACAAGTACGGCATCCCCGTTTGCATCAAGGTGCGGTACGGCGAAGACAATTCTGTGGATTACATCTCCGCAGACAGGGTTAGCTTCTGGGAACCATATGACTACTGTGTGTCCAACGCGGAGTACGAGGAGACTTTTGAGGAATATGAAGAAGAAATGCTTGCTCTTGGGTACCAATGGGATGAAGACCTCGAAGCCTATGTCAACGAGGAAGGAGATGAAGCCTGTTGGTAAGAGTTTGCGACGCAATTATGGGGAGTGGCAAGACGAGCGCCACGATTACTTATATCAATGAGCATCCTGAAAAGAAATTCTTATACATAACCCCATACCTGCCTGAGGCGGCGCGCATAAAAGAAAGCTGCCCTGACGCCAATTTTGCAGAACCCAGTGACAAGCTTCCCCAGCACTCTTTCTCCAAGGCAGTACATACTCTGGCGTTGATTGAAGAAGGCCGTAACATCGCTTCCACTCACCAGGCAATGATGTATTACACAACGGATACGATCCGTATGCTGAAGGAGGGCGGTTACACTCTGATTATTGACGAGGAGGTGACCGTGATGGAAAAGGAGCGGTATATTTCCATAAATGACATAAAGATCGCTGAGGAGGCCGGGTACATTTACGAAGTTGAGCCGGGGCAGTACCAGCGCACTGACAAAAACTACGCAGGCGGCAAGTTCTCTCATATGTTCCGCTTGATGGAGTCACGCCCCCTTTTGTGTATGCGGGCAGACAAGCGGACCGGTGACGTGTACTACTGGGTGTATTCAGATAAGTTGCTGAAGTCTATGGAAGACGTCATTCTGCTGACTTATTTATTCCAGGACTCCGAGATGGAGATATACTTCAAGATGCATGACGTCCCATATGAATATATCGGTGTTAGGCGCACAGAGGATGGCGGGTACAATTTTTCCGATAAGCCTGATTACGTTCCAGAGTACACCAAGCATATTTTTGACATGATACATATTGAGTCTGGCGAGAGGATAAATGATATAGGCCAGTCGCGTACCGCTTTGTCTATGGGATGGTATAAAACGAACGTGGACGCGAAGGTAGAGCAGCTGCGGAAGAACATCTATACATTCTTCCGCTCAAAGGAAAAGTTGTCCGGGGTGGACGGGCGCATGTGTGGCACATACAAGGAGCACTGGGGTCAGATACGCAGCAAGGGATACTGGAATAGCAATGTGCAGTTTTCTCAGAAGTCCAGCAACGAGTTCCGCCATAGAACAATTCTGGCATACCCGGTCAATCTTTTCGCTAACGCTAATGTTGTGAGTTACTACAGCCAGGTGGGATACAAGTTCAGCAACGAGTGGTATGCCCTATCTATCATGCTGCAGTGGATCTGGCGAAGCGCCATCCGAGAAGGCAAGGAAATTTGGCTGTATGTACCCAGCAAGCGCATGCGAAATCTACTTCTATCCTGGATGAAGGAGGTGAGCAAGTGTGGCAACATGCAGTAGGTGTATTTGGTGCGGGCAGTGCTCGACAGACGGCTGGTGCGAGTGCCTTGCGCCATCAGAAGATGACGAGTACCTAGACGCGGTGATTGAGAAAAATCGCTGTGATTTTAGGCGAGAATGGTTCCTCTATATTGAACACGTGTACGAATAGTTTTATTTTTTTAGCGTATCAACACTCTTTTATTAGGCGGTGATTCATATTTCAAAGCAGCAGTCCTGCCAGAGGTTTATCTATAAAATACATAGCACACGCTTGCGCAAGGCGAAGTGGAATCTGACGCTCCCCATTGCGGAAGCCCGCAGGAACGACGAGGTTATATCATTAAGCGACAGCCAGATGCTGCGCTTCATAGATAGGCTAAATGGCATTGAAAATGGAGATGCGGTTGCAAAAGTGGTCAAAAATGAGATAAATATGCTCAGAAACGAGCCAACTTCACTGCAAAATCGCAGAAAAATCAAGAAATTATATGAAAAATTGGACGAAATTCAATACAAACCAGACTATATGTGTTTGATTATTGATAAGGAGAAGGACTATTGGAGAGCCTGCAAAGGCTTTAAGATTAACGGTGTGACCTATGTGCGCCTGCTCGGAACCAGCGGGGGTATTAAAAACTCAACAATCATTTTCGTATCTGACAGGCTTGCTCCTGAGCTGAGGCGCAGGATAGACAACGGTCGCAACAAGGAGATGGAGCTTGTGCCCGCTAAGTTGGAGGCATACCAGGCTCTTGTGTGCAGCGGTTCTATCCCGGTATCCATGCCAAACGGCGTAGTCGTGGTCAACGACTGCATCACAAGGTTCAAATCAGATGTGGTCAGGCTGAGTGACGAGGCCGACGGGGAGCCGGTGATGCAGTTCATTCCGGGAGCGGATATAGAGCTGAACGCTTCGGATGGATATGGACTAATGCTCCCCTCTCTGGCGAAAAGGTGGTCAGAGGAATTGAGGCTGGATTATGTGGTCAGCGGTGTAAATACCCGTTTCGCGTGGGAGAAAGGCATGGTGTTCACTTTTGACTTCCTTGCTTTCGCAGACGAGGTGGCCGGAACCCGCATTATCAAGGACGCGTGGGGCAACGAGGTGGATCTCACCAATGTAGAGCTGATCCTCACCACGTCCATGCTGAAGCTGTGGGATAGCTACGAGAGCTGCGAGGATTATTTGCAGCACTGCTTGAGTAATGACTACACATTCGGCGTTACTAAGACCTGCCCCAAGAAGTTGGAGCGGGAGCGCAATCTGAACTACCAGTTTATCCAGAGCTATGAGCTTACGGATGAGCAGGTTGATGAGCTGGTCGCCCCAACCATCAATGAGATCCACGACATCCTACGCCTTGACTGGCGAAAGTCAGTGCTGTTCTTGAAGGGCATGGGGGTATCTGAGGATAGCGTGGCTGACGTAGAGGCAGATTTCGCCAAGGCAATCATGGTTGACCGCAGGATGATGGCAGATCAATTCGTCAGGAAGAAGATATACTCTTTGATCAAGAAGAGGATCACTGACGCGAAGATAGGCGTCATCAAGGTTCACGGAAACTACTCTATCATTTCCGGAGATCCATACGCGCTCTGCCAGAGCATATTCGGTCTTGAGGTTACTGGCTTACTGAAAGCCGGTGAGATCTACAATAAATACTGGCTGGATTATGGCGCTGATCGCCTTGCCTGCTTCCGCGCCCCTATGACCTGCCATAATAACATTAGGTCTATGCGGGTTGCGAGAGGCGAGAATCTGCAGAAATGGTATCAGTATATGACCACCTGTACGATTCTGAATGCGTGGGATACGTCATCTCATGCGCTTAACGGCGCGGACTTCGATGGTGATATGGTGATGCTTACGGACAACAGGATTCTCGTTGAAAATCTTGTGGAGATGCCGGCGATCATGTGCATGCAGCGCAAGGCAAGAAAGTGCATTCCAACCGAAGATGATATCATCCAGTCCAATATCGCAAGCTTTGGTGACGATATTGGCAAGATCACCAACAGGGTCACCTCTATGTTTGATGTGATTGCCCAATTTGAAAAGGGCACGCCAGAATACGAAGTGTTGGATTACCGCATCAAGTGCGGGCAGCATTTTCAGCAGTGTGCCATTGATAAAGCCAAGGGTATCGTTGCCAAGCCAATGCCGAAGGAATGGTATGACCGGGGCGCCAATCGCAGTGGTGAAGCTGCAGACGAGGATCAGCGCCAGTTTAATCTGCGAGTCATCGCGGACAGGAAGCCGTATTTTATGAGATACATTTATCCTTCGCTGATGAAGCAGTACAACACATACATATTAAACACGAACAAGAAGGCGTTGCGAGAATTCCGTCTAACCATTGACGAATTGCTTGAGAAGCCTTCGTGCGAGCTATCTGACGACGAGCGTGAATTCATTAAATATTATCACGCTAAGATGCCTGTGGGTGTACACGACTGCACGATGAATAGGATTTGCAGGCGGTTTGAACAGGAGTTCGATGGCTATATCGCACGCCACAGTGGCGATCTGGAGTTCGACTACTGCATTATGAAGAGTGGTCAGGACTACACCAGCACACAATTTAACACCGTGCTTCAGCTTTATGAGGCATACAACCGTCGCATACATGACTATATGCGATACGCTAGTAAGGAACGCGTTGATGAAGACGAGTTTGTTGCTCAGCGCTCCATGATGATTCAGGAATTTAAAAGTGAATGTCAGGCAGCCTGCTCTAACAGGCATCAGCTATGCGATATCTTGCTTGACATCTGTTATAGAAAGGAAGGTTCCAAGCAGTTTGTGTGGGATCTTGCGAGCGAGGAAATCATCGAGAATCTACTCCAGAAAAACGACCGTTACATCTCTTATCCTGTACTGGATGAGCGTGGAGATGTGGTGTTTGGTGGGGAAAGGTTCTCATTTTCTATAAAACAAATTGGAGGAAATGCTGATGAGCATTGTATTGAACGAACGTGATTTCGCGGTTGACGCCTTGCAGCAATGTACATTTGGTACCAACCCCGTTGAGACTTTGGGTAGGGTCGCCAGATATTACAGCGCGGAGGGTTATAAGAAAAACGAAATCGCGGCGTTGCTGGAAGATTTTATGCTTAAGTGCGACCCTACGATCAATATAGTGAAGTGGCAGGAGGCCATCAACAGACAGGTGAAAAGCACAGACAAATTTAGGTTGGTGGAGCTTGACAGCATCCCAATTACCAAAAAGGAGCTTGCAATATGCGACGGGTTGGACGGTAAACAGATGCGCAGACTTATGTTTACTCTGATATGTCTGGCGAAGTTTGCCAATGCGGTGAGCGATAAAAACAACAATTGGGTCAACCGCAATGACAGGGAAATATTTTGCCTTGCGAATGTGACCACATCTGTCAAGCGTCAGTCTTTGATGATGAATGACCTACGCGAGTGCGGGCTGATACGCTTCAGCCGTAAGGTTGACAACGTCAATATCAATGTGCAGTGCCTTGATTATGAAGGAGAGCCATGCTTACAGATAGCTGACTACCGCAATCTTGGTTACCAGTACATGCGGTACTGCGGAGAGCCTTATTTCGAGTGCGCGTCATGCGGCATCGTGGTTAAGCGTACCGGGAATACACAAAAATACTGTCCTGACTGCGCCGCTGACATCAACCGTCAAAAGACGTTGGACAACTACAGAAAAGGCATCGCAGGATAAATGTTACAAGATTTTAAAAATTTTTGATTTAGAGCATGTTAGTAAGGCCCGTATACACGGGCTTTACAATGCTACGTGCAGAATCCCTATAATGGAAGAAATATAACATAAAAACAGACAAAAAAGGAATTAAAGGAGAGATTTTGTGATTATTATCACTGCAACCGAGAAGGAATTTATTTCTAAGCAGCTGCCCAATGTCCATATTCGCAGGACCGTAAAGCAGAAGACGGGCCGCCATAAATACTATATGGAAGAAAGCAGAGATGCAATGCGCATTCTGATGGAGCTTCGAGCTGACGCCTGTATGGCTAGGTAAGGAGGTCTTGTATGGATAAGCTTTCAAGACGACCGGGCGAGTCAGATATCGCATATCATAAGCGTCTGATATTCGGGAAGCTGGTTGACAAGACACTCGCTGACGAGGACTATTCGGAGCTTGCGCCATACGTGTACGGGAAAGAGTACAGCTCTGACATGGCGCGCAGGATGATGTACGGCAGCAGGATGACATTAGAGCTGATGGAAAGCCAGATCACATCGGATACTACGGCTGACGACATCCTGAGTGAGCTGGACGCAAAAAAGATAGAACTCCAGAAGGAGCGTCAGAAATTCTTCGACCAGCGCAATGCGCTTAACAAGATTATCAGGGAGCGCTCCAGACAAGAGGAGCTCAATGAAATCCTGTTTGAGGCAGTCAAGTCTGGTAATTTGCCACGGCTTAATTATCAAAAGTCAAGTGTAGAGGCGTCTGACAATGATTTACTGGTGAGCCTGAACGACATCCACTACGGTGCCAATGTTCAAAATTATTGGAATACCTACAACTCTGATGTATGCCGGGAGATGATGTGCGAGTATCTTGACCGGATCATCGCTATAGGAGAAACACACCATAGCGAGAACTGTATTGTGTGGGCGAATGGTGATGAGATCAGCGGCAACATCCATAATTCTATTGCGGTCACCAATAAGGAGAACGTGATAGACCAAATCAAAGGTGTATCTGAGCTGATCGCCGAATTCCTTGCGGAACTCAGCAAACACTTTGCCACGGTGAGATATGTGAGCGTAGCCGGAAATCATTCGCGTATTGATGTAAAAGAAAAGGCGCTGAAGGACGAGCGTCTCGACGACCTTATCGAGTGGTATCTCAAGGCGAGGCTGATGTCTTTTGATAATATTATCATAGGCGACTGTGATAAGATTGACTCCACGATGTATCTGATAGATGTTCGTGGGAATACATACTGTGGCGTACACGGCGATTACGACGGAAGCGCCACAAAAGTTCAGGCACTACAAGCGATGGCCCGTAGACCTTTGTATGCTATTTTGTCTGGGCACCTGCATCATTGCAAGATTGATGAGGTGCAAGGCATCAAGACCGTGATGGCTGGTTCCTTCTTAGGTATGGACGATCATTGCATACAGCGGAGGATATATGGCCGTGCCGAGCAGATGGTCTGCGTGTGCGACAATGAGGGTATTCGATGTTCGTACCAGGTGCCGTTGAATTAAATAATATGTGCTATAGCGA